TTGCTCCAGCGTTGTGTGAAGCAGCGGCAGTTCCATCATAACCGCGAGTGGTGATAGTGACGGTTGTTCCTGAACGAGAGGTACAAAGAATCTTTTCTTCACCTGCTAGTCCTGGATCAATGACGGCACTAAATAAACCTGTGGGCCAGTTAGTCGAAGCCGCTAGAGTCAGGCTCGTTGCCGAGTTGGTGATGGAAGAAGTAATTGTGGTAGGTACAGCAGCACCTTGGTATTCACGACGAGCCATTATTAACCTACTATCTCTCTAAGTTGTGCATAGAACATTCCGCGTACTTTGCCGTGAATATCTACGGCATCAGGCAACCATTGGTAATCATACATCACCACTTGGTAGGAGTTGTCAGAAACCTGAAGTGTTACTACATCTTGGCTTTGGTGAAGTCCAAAGAGGTAGTCAAGTTCGGCATCTGAATCTTGATCCCAGTCTTTATCTCCAAGAGTTACGGTTGGGTAAATCATAATAGGAACATCCCATTGGGCTGTACGGACAGGGGTTGGATAAGAGCGTAGAGTCCAGCGAGTAACAACTGGGCTTGCGGTTCCATTAGAAGTTAATTTAAGAACAATCTGAAAGTTTTCACCTTTGAGCTGACCGGCAGGAAAAGCATAGGCAGGGGATACGCTTCCTGCGGTATTTGATATTCCGATAGTATTTGTATTCTCAATATCAACATCTGAATCATCCCTATCGGCAACGATTCCTACTGTTACTGAACCGACCAATGGCTCATGCTTAACATCCACATACATCGCCACTTTAGGGTCAGAGATTCCATAGGAGATAACACCTGAAACAAAGTAACCTGAAGCAACAGGGGTACTTGCCTCTAGGTAGATTCCTTTTCCATCAACGCTGAAAATGCGCTTGCTTCCAAAAGTTCCAACTGAACCAACAGTTCCCGTTGCAGGGGCAGCATCAGTTCCCTGAACCATCAAGTCTGGTGAATAGGCAGGGATAAGAGTTCCATTAAAGTTGGTAGGGTCAATGCGACCTAAACCTGTGTTCTCATCGTAGTTAGAAAGTCCATACCAGACATAATGGTCTTGACCTTCAAAGCAATAGACAGGAGCAGGGGTCTTAATCAAGGCTCCGATGGTGAGTGAGCCATCTGAATTGACAGTACAGAATCTAAAGCCAAGGTCTGAGCCGATAAAGATATAGCCCATATATTCGCCAAGAGAACGAACAATCTCGCCATCAGGAAGTTGTCCTGCAATGATTGGAGTAGCAAGAGCGGTTCCATCAGCAAGGATTGCTGTGCGATAGATATAGGATTTATCTCCTGAATATCCTGCTGCATAAATCTGAGACTGACCACCGACAATATCTACCCATTGCATATTGCGAGCAGTTAGATCCAGAAGAATATCTGTACCGGTGAGTGGTCCTGATTTGATAATGTTATAAAGGATGCCATCGCTAGATGCAGCCATAAGGCGTGACTTACAGAAGCGAACAAGGTTGATTGTCTTAGATGAAGTAGCGTAGGAAGCAGAAGTAGTTCCAGCTATTGTTGAAGTGTATACATCGCTAGTACCACGTGCTTCCCAAATGTTGTAACCATCAGTTGTAAAATCTACTGCCCCTGATGGAGAACCTGATGGGGCAACAGTTGTCCATGAGGATAGAGCGCCACTTGAGAACTTAACAGTTCCACCGTCAATGATATAAACATAAGAACCAACAGTCTGACAATGAAGTCCGGTATTGCTTGTTGAGTAAACATTGGTCACATCGTTGAGAAGTTTAAGTTGCCAAGGAGTCCAAGGATCAATTCCATTGCTGTAGTTATAGCGACGAATCTCAGAGTTAGAACGGTCTAAATGAACTTGACCTTGACCAAACTGCCAAGTGTCTTGGCTTCTGCGCCAGAACTGTTCAGGGGAAATTGACTGCTCACCTGGAGTATTGGAGTTATCTGCCTGTGTACGAAGTAATGGCAAAGAGGTACGCTTGAACTTTGCTCCCCATACACCGATGGCTGTTGAATCCCATTGCACTCCGTAGTAGTGACCACCGAGAGAAATAGGGAAAGGCCAGGGAGTTAATCCTGAAGTTGCTGTGCCTGCGAAGAACGCCGGTGATGGGTCATAAATCGGCGTATCATATTTAACAATTTTCTCAGTCACAATTACGACCTAAAGTTTGGATAGAGTGCTTCCAGTTTCGCTGCTTCTGCTGTAATACGAGATGCTCTCATTTGCATCAAACCGCGTGAGGATTGGAGAACTGCTCCTGGTGGTGTTTCACCAGCACGACGAGTATCTCCCTGACCTTCTGTGAAGTTACGCTTGATTTCTCTACCTTCCATCAAACGAATTGCAGCACCGATTGGTGGCAAGTCATAAGCCGATTGAAGAAGTCCAGTTGAGGAAACATTGGCAAGTGGTGTACTTGGCATAACAAATCCAGAGCGATATACAACGCGAACATTGTAACCAGGGTAGGCAGGTTCAAACATTTGCATAGAAATTCCTGATGGGAACTGTGTAGAAATAGCATTGCGGTTTAGACGGTATCCATTTGTCTTGATGCGTGGATTATCAAGTTGTGGTCCAGGAGTAAGGTACTTAACTTCATAGATAGATAGAAGTTGATCGGCAACAGGTCCAAGGTCATAGCCATTGATAGTTGCATTGTAAGTAAGGTCAACATCGTTAATAGCAAACAAACCATTAGCGGGTGATGATAGGTCAGCAAGGTCATTAGACAACTGCTTCCAAATCTCATCATCAGTAAAGCGTGGTGCAACACGAACGAGTGAACCTGTAAGAGCAGACGCATCAGTTGAGGCATCTTCACCAGAAGAAACTTCAGCAGTTAAACCATCGACTGACCACACATAGAAAGTATTTGTTCCAATGCAAAGACGAGAACCAGCGCGGATTCCTTCTAGTGGGTATTTGAAAGTAAGTGTCGTTCCACCTTTGGTGTAATCAGTAGCTAACTTGTTGCGGTTCTCTGCATAACCACTCATTAAGTATGAACGAGTTTGTGCTAACCAATCATTTCCTATTGTCATAGATTCACCGGAGTCGTGTCAGGGCTATAAACGCTCTTGCCCGTAATGGACTCAATCGCGCTTACAGCAGTTTCAATTTTCTTTGCTTGACCAGGAAGAACCTGACCACTTTCAACTTCAAATCTTGTTTCAGCCTTTGCTTCAATATGTGCTGCTCCATCAATAGTCTTAGGTTGCAAACCTTGCTGACGAAGGCGCTTGTAGGCTGGCATATCTTTTGCCCAACGCTTCTCACGGGCTTCTACCTGCGCGGATCCAGGATGGCGTGTAGGCATCGTTCCTGTTCCAAAAGAAATAGTAGAGATTTTGCAGACGAAACAACCCTCGACAAATTCACCTGAGTAACGGTGGTCGTTGTGGTTTATCTCCATTGCATTTCCCTCTCTCATTAGGCGATTGTATCAGCCAACGATATTATCGGCATATCCTGCTGCGACAAGTACATCCTTTTCGCTTTGTGTAATCGTGTAAGTACGACCACCATAATAAACTTGTTTAACGCCAGGGGTGACGCTGAGGATATTGCCACTCGCATCAGTTACGGTACGCGCTTCCCATAGAGGCGGTTGAGTCTCAGAGACTTCATTGTTTGTATTGATCCACACATTTATACCGCGTGGGATAGACGGTTTGAAATAGGCAAATGGGCGTTGCTGTTCTTTAGGAACATTTGGAGTCACCACCGGAACCATCACTCTTGATGGGGGTGTAAACAAGATTGCCATTGCTACTCCTTAAAGGTAAAGCGGGGGATGAGATGAGAAAGGTATAAGCATCTCACCCCCCTAACTTATTGGTTATTGACCGATTGAAGAACCAGACTCAATGCGGTAAAGAGCAACTTGACGGAATGGTGCGTATCCGACGAAGTGCTTCCAACCAATACCTGTGAAACGACGCAATGTATCAATAACAGGAACGTCAACGATAACAGCTTGTTCGCCGTATCCGCCACCTGTTGAGAACGCCTTAGCAAGTGCCTGGCGACCCATTACGAGTGTTCCGTAAACGTCAACTGAAGCAGCAACAAGAGCAAGTGAAGTACCTACGTTACATGTTGCTGTCTTACCTGTGATGTCAACTGTAAAGATTGTTGTTGATGTAATAGCAAGAACTGTGAACTGAGCATTGAAGCCAACCTGTGAAGTTGAACCTGTACCAGAAGTAGCAG